AGATTTCAACAAGCGACTGGCATTTTTAGGATTTTGCATGAGATATGCTGTTTCCTGCATTGAGTTGTAATCATCAAGCGAAATCAAAACAACTGAACTAGTGTTTTTCGTTATAATTACCGGCTCTCGATCCTGACAAACACTTTTCATGGTTGTTGCCAGATTAGCTCTTGCGGCAGAATATGTTATCGCTTTCATTGAATTAAACCTTCTTTTTTTGTTCAACTTAACCTGCAATACTCAATAGTCAATATCCAAACAATGAATAATCCCCAACTAAAAATCACAGCCTTGTCTATCTCTGACCTGGTAAAACTTCTGAAACGTTCGGGTAGCCGCACTGTTTCCGAAGAAACGATCAGGGAAGACATCGAAAACGGAGCTCCTGTCAATCCTGACGGGACTTTCAACCTCATAAACTATGCCGCTTATCTGGCAAAGGATTCTGAAGATGCCTCAAATTAACCCTTCATCCATGCGCCCAGTGGAAGTGGCGCGGCTAATTAATTCTACAGAAATTGGCTTTGTGCTTGCTCAGGCTAGAATCTACCGGGATTTCAACCGCGTGGGCTTCCGCATTGCCGCGACTGATAATCAGCGAAACATAAATCTGTTCAAATACATCGCCTGGATGTATGATAATAATCACACACATCAAGACGATGTTTTAGCGCGTTCTTACGAGGAACGCCGTGATGCTGAACGGCAGCGCCAGGCAGAACAGTCATTATCCGGTCGCGACATTGGCTCATTGCCCGAAGTCGGCAATCCACAGCGGAAAGATGATTGTGAACGCAATTTTCAGTTGTTCTGTGAAAGTTATTTCCCAGAAACTTTCGCCTTGGAATGGTCAGAGGATCACATCAAGGTAATCGTGAAAATCGAAATGGCTGTATTGTCCGGCGGTCTGTTCGCTTTGGCGTTGCCGAGGGGGATGGGTAAGACGAGCCTTGCAGAAGTTGCCTGTTTGTGGGCAATGCTCTACGGTCATCGTGAATTTGTAGCTTTGATCGGGGCAACTGAAAGCGCCGCACTTGAAATCCTCGACAGCATCAAAACCGAGCTAGACGTCAACGAACTTCTGGCAGAGGATTTTCCTGAAGTGTGCTATCCTGTAGCTCAGCTTGACGGGATTGCCAATAGATGCGCAGGTCAGCTTTACCAGGGAGTGCGTACCCGCATTACCTGGACCAGTAATGAAATCGTCCTGCCGACAATAAAAGACAGCAAAGCAAGCGGAATTATCGTCCGGGTAGCCGGGATAACTGGACGTATTCGCGGAATGAAATACAAGCGTTCCGATGGCAGAAGTGTACGTCCATCGCTGGTAATTATTGATGATCCACAGACTTCAGAATCCGCAGGCTCATTAGAGCAAACACGAAAGCGCATCCGGGTATTGTCAGGTGATATCTTGGGACTGGCTGGCCCGGGACAGAAAATATCCGGGGTAATGCCGTGTACGATTATTCGCCCCGGGGACATGGCCGATACCATCTTGGATAAACAGAAGCATCCGGACTGGAATGGCGAAAAAACGCGCATGGTGTACAAGTTCCCTGATAACATGAAGCTTTGGGACAAATACGCTGATCTTCGCGCCGACTGTCTGCGTGAAAAGGGAGATTTTTCCGATGCTACCGAATTCTACCGCGAGAACCGCGAAGCTATGGATGCAGGGGCTATTATTGCTTGGGATGCACGTTATAATCATGACGAATTGAGCGCATTGCAGCATGCAATGAACCTGAAACTGCAGGATGAGGCCGCATTTTGGGCGGAATACCAAAACGAGCCAATGCCGGAGGATTTGAACGAGGACACGATTATGTCCGCAGATGAAATCGCCGCCAAGCTGAACGGTATGCGCCGAGGAGTAATCCCGGTCGGTGCGGCATTCCTGACAATGTTTATCGATGTTCAAAAGGAACTGCTTTTCTACTTGGTTGCCGCTTGGGAGGAATGTTTTTCAGGATACGTGGTTGATTATGGTGTGTATCCGGAACAGAACCGCAGATATTTCCAGCTGCATGATGCAAGACCGACTTTGCAGGATGCTACTCCCGGAGCGGGGCTTGAAGGTATAATTTATGGCGGACTGGAAAAACTGACCGATAATCTCCTGAGTAAAGAATGGGCTCGGGACGATGGCGCGATGATGAAAATCGAACGCTGTTTTATTGATGCAAACTGGGGGCAGACAACGGATGTTGTTTACCAGTTCTGCCGCCAGAGCCGTCATTCTGCAGTGCTCTTGCCCAGTCATGGTCGTTATGTCGGAGCCGCGTCAAAGCCGATGAGTGAATATCGCAAGCAGCCCGGTGATCGTGTCGGACATAACTGGATGATTCCGAATGTCCGCGGCAAACGCGCGGTGCGCCATGCGCTGTTTGATGCAAATTACTGGAAAAGCTTCATTCATGCCCGTTTTGCTGTGGCGATGGGAGATAAAGGCTGTTTGTCATTATACGGCAGAACGCCACTCATTCACCAAATGCTGGCGGAACACTTGACCAGCGAATACCGTGTCAAAACTGAGGGACGAGGCAGAAAAGTAGACGAATGGAAACTTCGTCCTGAAGCTTCTGATAACCACTGGCTGGACTGCATGGTAGGTTCCGCGGTTGCTGCTTCCATGTTGGGAGCGACACTGCCTGGGATTGGAGATTCCGGTAAACCGGTCAGGTCAAGGAAGCGGATTGATCTAGGTTCATATCAGCGCCAGAAGTTCAATCCTGCAATCGCCAGGCAACGTAAATTACTCAATTCTTCAGGAGAGAGGAAACGGCTGTAGAAACATTTTTAGTTGATATTTTGCATCGAAATACATGGCAAATGTATGGGTTTTGATGGATTTTATCAAATATTTTCCGCATATTCCCCTTATTTACACACCTTAAATTCTTAACGAGAAATTTCGGTAAAAGACATTTCCAACCCCGCTTTTTCAGGGCCAAATTCCATTGCATTGCCGTATGTAGAGGGTAACAAGACAAACTCTGTCAAAACTCAAGGAGCCCTTCTATGCAGAAACATTCGCAAACAAAAAACTCTCGGCTTCAGGAAATCGCTCAGATTCTCGCTAAAGGCATTAGCCGCATGAAAGAAAAAGGGAAACTGAAGTAATGGAAGATATAAATCTCGAACAGAAAATCAAAGACAACGCTTCCGGCCCTAAATCAGCGGAAAGCGACGGGCAAAAAATTGAACAGCATTCCATCAAAGAGCAAATCGAAGCAGATCGCTATTTGAATTCAAAACAGGCCATGAAGAATAAAGGCATGGGAATAAGGATCGGTAAACTGGTACCACCGGGGAGCGCATAGTGACAGCTAAAGGCAAATATTTATTTTATCCAGACGGTCGACGGCTGGACTTGGAAACTTCACCTCGGAATTCTATTTCCGGCGGTAGAAGTTTCGGCTGGAACCGACAGGTGCGGGCACGCTTTGATGCGGCCCAGACCACACAGGATAACCGCCGTCACTGGGCTTCTGCCGGAAATTTGAGTGCGGATGCTGAAGCTTCTCCGGCAGTCAGGCAAATCCTGCGCAACCGTTCCCGATACGAGATTTCCAATAACTCGTATGCGAAAGGCATCGTACTGACCTTAGCCAACGATGTTATTGGTACTGGACCGAGATTGCAGATGCTGACTTCAGATGATGTGTTCAACCGCCAAGCAGAACAGGATTTCATGATGTGGTCGGCGGCGGTAAGGCTGCCGGAAAAACTGCGAACCATGCGAATGGCTCGGTGCCAGGACGGCGAAGCGTTCGCAATTATGGGCACAAATCCCAAAGTGCCGCATGAAATTCAGCTTGATCTGATGCTGGTTGAAGCCGATCAGATTACCAGCGGATTTGGTTTGAGCATTGACAGGTATGAAGTCGACGGGATAGTCATGGATAGTTTCGGTAATCCCAGCTTTTACCGGGTGTTGAAATTTCATCCAGGCGGAACCGGCTTTAGTTGTTATGACGATGCAGTAACTATTTCTGCTGAATCCATGCTGCACAGCTTCCGTGTAGAACGTCCGGGACAACACCGGGGAGTACCCGAAATGACTCCGGCCCTGCCGATTTTTTCACAACTTCGCAGATTTACACTGGCGGTACTGGCGGCGGCAGAAGCGGCAGCAGATTTTGCCGGGATTCTGTACACGGATGCTCCGCCAAACGGCGAAGCTGATGAAGTTGATCCTATGGCTCTGGTTGAGCTTGAACGCAACATGCTTTTAACCATGCCCGGCGGCTGGAAAATGGCTCAGCTTGATCCCAAACAGCCCGCGACAACTTATGCGGAATATGTGGACAAGCTGATTGACGAAGCCGTGCGCTGCATACTGATGCCGTCTAACATCGCCAAGGGAAATTCGAGTGGCTACAACTATGCCAGCGGCAGGCTTGATCATCAGGTTTATTTCAAGGCAATCCGGGTGGACCAGTCATTCATTGCATCTGTAATTCTAGACCGAATCCTGCACACATGGCTCAGAGAATATTTTCTGCTGCATCCGGTATTTGAAATGAATTATCACTATCCGTTACCGCAGCATGCTTGGTTCTGGGACGGCAATTCACACGTCGACCCGATGAAGGAAAGCCGGGCACAGGACATCCGGCTCAAAAATCATTCCACTTCTCTGGCACACGAATACGCATTGCAGGGCAAAGACTGGGAAACAGAGCTTCGGCAGATCGCCCGCGAAAAGAAACTCATGCAGGAACTCGGGCTTACCGATTCAGATATAAAAATTTAACCCCAAAACAAAAAGGAAGGGCAAATGGGTAAAGAATTTCTCATTATCGAAGCTGCTGCCGACAGCGGCAATTCAAAAGTAGTAGGGCTCGCTTACAGCGGGGGCAAAATGAATCTACCGGGATGGAAATATCCGGTAGTGGTAGACTTGGCCGGAATGCAGATTCCCGAGCAGGTACCGCTGCTTGCCAACCATGAAAACAAGGTCGCTTCCAGAGTCGGCATGGTTGCGGCAAAAGTCGTAAGCAACACATTGGAAATTGAAGGCGACATCGTTGCCAAAGGCGAACAGGCTGACAGCATTGTAGCACAGGCCAAAGCCGGAGCAGATTGGCAATTGAGCATTGGCGCGGATGTTACGAAATCCGAACTGGTCAAGGGCAAACGCACCATAAATGGACAGGAGCATACCGGGCCATTTTACCACGTTAAAGCCGCGGTATTGAGGGAAGTATCAGTTGTAGCAGTTGGTGCAGATGTTGAAACCAAGCTCAAAGTTGCCGCCAGTTTTGACTTGGGCAAAGAACCCGAAATACAAGCCGAAAATAACAATAACAACAACCCCAAGGAGGAAGAATCTGTGAAAGATGATCCGAAAAAAACTCCCGAAACCGAAGAAAAGGAAAAGGATAAAGAAACCCCGAAACAGGCCGCTGGCAATGCGGATATCGCCCTGCAGGCGGTGCACGCAGAACGGGAACGAGTTTCAAGAATCCAGGCGATTTGTGGTGGAGAATTTCCCGAACTCGAAAAACAGGCGATCAGCGCAGGCTGGAATATTGAGGATACTTCTCAGAAAGTCCTGAAAGCTTTACGCGAAAACCGTCCGTCTGCAGACGTCAACATTACGGTAAAACGCAAACCAACGGGTGACCGTCTGCGTAAAAACATCGAAGCGGCAATGTGCTTGCGAGTTGGCGTTCGTGCTGATGATCTGATTGC